GGATAATCCTGGGGGACTTTGAGCCTTCTAGAGCCCTTAGGAAAGGGCTCTGGTCACATGGAAAGGAAACTGACAGTGCCATCCTCGAGTTATTCATTGCCGGCGGATTGGACCCTAAAAGTCCAAGAATACCACCGGCGGATGCGCTCGTGGGGTAACACTCCGTCATTCCGATCTGTGCCGCGGAGGAACCTCCCGGTAAACAGTTACAGTGATGTCCAACAGCGCGCCTTTCAGGCGTACCATAACGGCATCATCGTAACTGACATACCTACGAGTCAATCCTCCTATTGGCCCGGATGGTCCCCAGGGAACTGGATATGGAGCGGCTTCGATCGCGACAGCAACTTTCGACAGTTGCAGTCAGAATCGGGTGTCGACCCATATTCCGAACCTAGGAAAAATGACCTCCGGGTTAAGCTGCTTGTCAAGATTGCTGATGTTAAAATCAACAGTCCTGTCATGCAAGCGGAAGCGCACAAAACTGCCAAATCTATTGAAGGAACCGCTGAGCGGATCTTTCAAGCGATGGTAGCTGTGCGCGAGCGCCGTTTCAAAGCGGCTGCTCGTATCCTTGATATCAAGGCGCCGAGTTTTTCCAAAACTTGGAAAGACAGAGCCAAGTTCAAGGACGTGCCTTGGGAAAGGCATTGGCTTGAATATAAGTACGGTTGGATTCCGTTACTTATGGATGTCAAGGGAACAGCCGAGTTCTTTGCCCAGCAATGGGCGCTCGGCGGCCGGCCTCCCCGGGAAGTGGTACGAGTCTCCGACTCATGGGATAAATCCTATGAGAAAAGAGTCAAGTATACACCAACCGGTGGAGCTCCTCAGGAAGACCAAGTCGAGACCTTGACGGTCAAAGACACGGTCCGCCTGAAAGCTTGGGTGGAGCTGAACTGTCCATTCTTAGCGGCTGCGCAGCAAGCTGGTTTGACCAACCCGCTGGTTGTCGCGTGGGAGTTAGTGCCTTATAGCTTCGTCTTTGACTGGTTTATCCAAGTCGGGGATTGGCTGACGGCTCTCACTGCCACAAATGGTCTGACTATAGTCCGTGTGATGGAGAGTATGCTAAGGGACTTTCATTACGTTTATGATACTCCAGAAACCACAAGGATTTCTGGGGGATTCAAGTACGTAACAGGGAATCACCATAGCATATTCGATTCACGCGAGTACTACAGATCGATACCAGTTCTTGACCCGCTCCAACTGAGACCTGTGGTCCGTAATCCGTTTAACGATTTCGTTAAGCTGGTTACGGCTGTTGGGTTGATTAAGGGGCGAATCCGGTAATTCTGCCGGGAACAACACGAGGGCTAGTTACCCTCAAATTTCCTTTATGGAGAAGTAATGGCAGCAGCTGCCGATCTGTCCCTCAAGAACAACGCGGGTACCGCGGTTTCCTTCAACGTCTACGCTGTCCGCGAGGATAGCGTCGAGTGGGTGGAATCCGGTGCCACGTCTATCTTGGGAACGTCGCGTGCGCAGATCACCCGCAAGGTGCCTGCAAACAAGGCGTCCGGTGTTTACCGCATCGGGGGCAAACTGACGCGTCCGGTGGTCAATGCGACCACGGGTGCGCTGGATGGTACCCTCACGGGTACCTTCGAGATCCTGCGTCCGGCCAACCTGGCTGTGGCTGATGTCGATGAAATGGTCGCGCGCTTTAAAGAGCTCGTGAACCAAGCCATCGTCAAGGCTGCAGCGGAATCCGGCGCCATTCCTACTTAACTCAGGAGCTTATTATGCCTTATCTGCGCGATGCAGTAAGACTTGCTCGTCTGCTTGACAGCGAGCAAACCCCTTCCACTTTTGGGGACATTACTGTCCCTGTGAGTGGCGAATGGTACCGACAGATCAGTGAGGAGGAACTCTGTTCCTTCCTAGACCTTAGGTATCAAACCTCGGGGGACCGTTTCTTCCTAAAAAAGAAGAGCGGTTTAGCTTCTGATTTTCGGAATGTCGCACTGACTTTCAGGGGTGGGGTAAGCCTTGGAGGCGCCTACCTTCTCCTTTGGGAGAATGACGGTCAGTACGTCGATGCTATCGAGGTTGATGAGTTTGAAGTTCTGTGGGTGGACGGTCTGATGTTTATCAGCCGTCGAGTCATGGAACTCCTGAGCATTGAATAAATGCCTAGGACTCATCAGGTAGCTCGTGCTCAAGGGAACCGGGGTGGTACTTCTGCGAGTAATCGCAGGCGTGCGCTCCGTGGTGCTCTCGACGTAATGTTGAGAGGGTACAGTGCACCTTCGGGTCTACTGTATAGCGTTGCCTCGGACTTGTATGAGTCTCTGGACACTGCGGTTTCACTTAAGTGTGAAATCTTGCTACGGTACGGTGAACTCGAGCAATTAGCTCGGGCCTCCGTATCTCCTTCGGACTATAAATGTGCTCTTCGATATGCAGACGACCAACAGGCCGTTAGCTTTTTGAAGAAAGCCCCCCTGGTTATTCCAGGTGTTGATCCGGAGGCTGCGGCCAAGAAGAAATTCTTGGAAGCAGAATTGCAGTGTGAAGTGACCAACTCTCGTATCCGTTCATTTGTGGCCGCCCCCCTAGGGGTAAGCGGACCTATAAGGCGTGTCATTTCGACAGCCATGGGTAAAATCCACGAATGTTTAGGAATGGAGGTTGATTACCACCAGTGGCTTAATGCTTGTCGGTTTGGTCCCGGTGTGTTTAATCACACCGAGGTCAAGGGACTTACGTCCCTTTACGATAAGCTGCAAGTCCAACCTTCTGTCACCCATGACATGAAGGATGTTGCGGCCCTGCTCGTGATGAGCCGGCCTCAATGGGCACGAAGCATAACCGATTCTGAGGTCGAAGGCTTTTGGCCTATTCCTCGTGATTCGGATTTCAACTTGGTGCCCGGCAACAGAGTAGCCTTTGTCCCGAAGACCGCAGTTACACATCGAACGATTGCAATCGAGCCTCTTATGAACATCTATGCCCAACTTGGGCTAGGTGCTCTAATGAGACGAAAATTGAAAAGATTCGATATTGACCTGGATGACCAAACGCCTAATCAGCGTGCGGCCTTTGAAGGGTCAGTAACTGGTTCTCTGGCAACCATCGACCTCAGCTCAGCTAGCGACACTGTCGCTAAAGAGTTGATCCGTTTACTCCTGCCGGATGGCTGGTTTAAATGCCTGGATCTGTGCC